GCCACGCTACCGTTGCCGCTTCTATGCCACTGCAAAGTGATAGATATTTCATAGTTATATTTTTTAGAGGAAAAAAAAGCCGAGGCTGCTACACCTCGGCGTTCGGGACTACAGATTAAAACATCTCGTCCTCGTCCTCCACCACCGCAGCCTTCGCCGGTGCTTGGCGCGCTGGCTGTGGTGCTTGCTCTACTGGTGCTGCCGCAGCGTCCATACCCTCGGGACGCGCGACCCAGTTCACCAACTCGAACTGAGGGATGCGGGTCGTACCCTTACCGATCTTCTCCAACTTGGAACCCTTGTACTCAACCACGGGCAACTTCCCAGGGTTCGCAGCGCGCTCTGCGTCGCAAGCCTTGTACAGAAGTTCGAGTCCCATGTTGGGACCTACGCCATTGGATGACCACTCGGCTGCGCCGATCTCCTTGTTGTACAGGGTGACCATGAACCCGCGCTTGTGCTCAGGAGTTGGCTGCGGACCCTTCTTGCCGAGAGACACGTCAGGGTTCCACTCGCGCTGACCGACGGCCAACAAGAGCCAGCCTGTCTGCACCGCGTCGATGTCGAACACGACCTTCTTGAGTTGGATTTCCTCGTTATTTGAGTTTGTCCAGGCGTTGGCTTGGGGCGAGAAACGGATGTAGTTACCGCTGCCGCCGGATGAAGAGAGATTTAGCATTTTGCTTTTCGCTTTCAGAGTTATGTGACTAAGTAGTCACGGGGAGGTGATTATTGTCCAAGTCCAACCGCTTTGGCAAGCGTTAAACCCGAAGATTCTTTTTTGGTGATGTCCTCAAGGACGTGCTTCTTGTCCTTGCCTAAGAGTTTCTCTGCCACCGCAGGTGAAATGATCTCGGTCAGCATGAGTTTGCTGTGTTCTATCCCAGCAGCCTCCAGCGCCACTACAGCCATAGCCTCATCTATCCACTTGCGCGTTGCGCGTTTGGGTGAAAGCTGCCAGCCTGTAAGCACACCGCCCTCTTCCAAAACCTTGGTGGCGTGCTTGCGCAGTGCTGCGATGAAGTCCTCAACCATGTCAGCCCTGGCCAGCAGGTCGCTGACCACTTCAGGCGCAAGGGTCTTGACATCCAACTTGACGGGGATCAACTCCAACGCCTTTGCCTGCGCAGGGCAGATCACCTTGGCTGGGCAGTAGCGGCACGCGTCAGTGGATGGCTTTGGCTGCGCGTCTTTGTTTGAAGTCTCCATGATGGCTGGGAGCAGGGTCTCGTTCCTCCACTGGATCAACTCATCTACCGTCATGGTGTGTGTACGTGTGTCACCTGAGTGCGGCTGGATGATGGACAGCCTGACAGTCTCCACGGGTTTCTTAATCTTGGCCAGCGTACCCAGCGCGTAGATTTTCATCTGTTCGCTGTCCGCATCCACGTACCCGCGTCCCGTCTTCAGGTCTGCGATCTCAAGGATGCCATTACCAAAGCCAATTACGTCCGCAGTACCGCCCAATTTGACAGCCGTGTTATCAATCACCGTCACGTACTGCTCGACCTTTACAGCACCAAGTTCAGATTTCAGATTTGTAATGTGGTCGAGGTGAGCTTGGGCAAAGTCAACGTTCTCCTGAGTCATCGTGATGCCCTCGACGGACTTGCCAAGGTAGGCATCGGCAGCCTCACCTGTGCCAAAGCACTTCTCGGCCAGGGCGTGGATGGCAGTACCGATCTGCGCGGCCTCACCAGCAGGTTCGTAGGGCACGCCCTCACTGAGCCGTACAGATGCGGGGCAAGCGATCCAGCGTGACGCTGAACTTGGCCGTAGGATTATTTTGTTTTCCATTGTTTTCTTTCGTTGTCCGTGTCGTTGATAAGGATTTGGTACGCCAACTTGCGTACCTCGGTGCTGACGGCATGACCCAAGTCTTCAGGGTCCAGCATCCGTTTCAGTAGCACAGTCTTCTGCCCCGACTGGTGGCGCTCGTTCTCCAACTGCGTCCCCAAGTAGATGATGTGGTCACGCATGACCTTGGTTGATTCATCAGTCACTTCGTCAACTCCCTCAAGTACCAGTACCCGATCAGCACAGCGTCAGCCCTTCCGTCATCCTTGACCCGTGAGAACGTCTCGCTGTGTGATGGGTACAGTTCCATCGCCCGATGCCGTGATGCGTCCTTGCCAACTCCACGGGTGATGGCGCGAGTCCACACCGCCGGCTGCACGTAGGTGATCGGAACCATCAAGGCGGCCAAGACACCCTCAACAAGCCCCGCGCTGCGGCCAAAGGAAAACATTGAACTCACGCCCTGACCAGGCATCGCGGCCACCTTCTCAATCACTGCGTGTTCTGCCTTCAGTTCGATGATGAGAGTGGCCAGCCCCTGCGCTGACACCTGACGCTTCTGAGTCTTACCGCGCATCACGGTCACGACTGGCATATCTGCCACGGACTCAAGTACGCCGTCAATGTGCAGGGCGATGGCGCCACTCATGCCTGGGTCAATAGAGATGACTCTCACTTGACGGCCTCATCCATGTCCTTGGCCAGTTGAGTCATGCGTGCAGAGATCAGCGCGTCAACGGCCTCATTGAGTTTGATGATTGACGAGTAGAGAGGGACGGTCTTGCCTGTTGTCCAACGTGAGAGTTGGGCTGGGTCAATGTTGGCAACCCTGCCCACGTCGGAGAGCCGAAACCCTCCCGACTTTGCGCGATCTCTGATCGCCTTGATTGCTTGTTGTGTAGAAGTTTCCATGATTGCGATGCTAACCCGTAGTTGATAAACAGCGCAAGTGTACAGAAAAAATGGGGAGAGCGTGAACCCTCCCCGAAGGCAACTGCGGGGGAAACAATACCCCGCGTATGTATTTTACAACGGATTAGTTGACTAAAATGTACTGGTATTGACGAGTTATGCAAAACAGGATTACAATTCTAATCAATGACACATCGTCAGATGCAACTGAAAGGAAACAAAATGTCAACAAGAACCAGCCAAACACAAAAAAGCATTACCGAATTAAAGATCGAGTTTTCACATTATTTTGCTGATCTTAAGGACGACGCAAAACGCAATGACTACAAAGTAAACAAGGCTGATGAATGGGAGCGGTTTTTGGAGAAAGAAAAAAAAGAGGAATTTATCTAAACCAAACGGGGCTACGGCCCCAGCAACTGAAAGGAAACAAAATGAAACGAACTTACGTAGTTGAATTTAGTCCAACCAATCTGCAATCCGATTGGAAGCGTGAAGAATTCACATCACTCACAAAAGCCCTTGGCTTTATTTCTCTGATGGTAAAACAAGGCTGCCACTGCCAAATTTTGCCAAGTTAAATCAAACGGGACTACGGTCCCAGCAACTCAAAGGAAACAAGATGACTGAACAAGAAGAGAAAAAACTCACGGAGCAGGTTGAAGACCTCGCCCAACTCATGCGCGAACTGGCCATTGAGCGCCGCCAGGTTATGGAGCAGAATAGTTTTCTACGAGCCATTGGCTCACTTAACGATGGAGTACGACATGAATACATTTAAGGACTACGCCCTGGCCATCGCCATCGGCATCGCATTGGCAGCATCACTCGTTCAGTGGTGGTCAACATGAGCGAGCCAATGCAAAAGGAGATCGATGCCATCGTTGCTCTGATGGCCCCACCACCAAACAGCACAGGACTGCTCACCGCTCGTGACATTGGCGACATCGTCAGACGCGCAGCATCAAAGGGCGCGTTGGTCGGGTGGCTGGCCGCCGAGAAGGATGTCCACGCAAGGATGTCCCGAACCCTTGGCCAACTGGAGTACGAGAACCAGTGCAACAAGGACCGCGTTAAGGAACTTGAACTTGAGATCATTGGGTTGCAGCAGTGAGAAAGCGCAGCAAGTACAGGCCAAAGCCGCAACTGCCTGACCCATTGGCGTGGGTCCTGAACGGACTCAAGCCGGTGGCAGAGGCTGGCATCGTGGACGTGCAGATCAAGAACCACAACGCCATCGACGCCCTGAGACGTGGCGCCGCCACCCGCCTTGACATCGACTACATCATCGAGGCGTTCAACGTGATGGAGGCACTGTCTCGGCTTGGGGTGGCTGCTGAGTACAAGGATGAGATCAAGGCAGCGCAAGATGCGTTGTTCACGGCAGTCAGGCGTGGCGTTGGCAGCGGAAGGTACGTGCTGAAGGCAGCCGAACTTAACGCGATCAACTTGGGGATGGAGGTCCACGACGCCCAGGTCGAGGTGACGTCCATTGCCACGATGGAGAAGGCGATGGACATCGTCCTCGGAGAGTTTAAGAAAAAACGGATGCGTGTAATACAGGAGACAACATCATGAAGATTCAATTTGTAGAAGATGAAGAGGAAACGCCAAGCGTGTTTGAGCGTATGTGGGACTACCTAATAACGTTCCTAAAGTGCGTTGGGGTGTTTGTGGCCATCTGCTTTGCCATTGGCTACTTCTCCAGCAAGCAGTCGCAGACAACGCAGTGCGAACCCACCAAAACAGTTTTAGCAAGAAGTATTTTTAAATGAACCAAGAACCACCAACAGCGTTCCCTTGGACGCATGACGACATGACTTGCACAGGCATGACCCTGCGTGATTACTTTGCAGCCGCACTTGTCAAGTCAGGAACTGTATTCCCTGAAAGTTTTCCAATAAACACACCGGATCGTGTTGCGAAACAAGCGTATGAATTAGCAGACGCAATGATGAAAGCGAGAGAATAATGGCTAAGTTACCTTACACATACACGATATGCCCTGACCAAGAGGAACCCAAGAAGTTCACTGCTAGTTGCGCTGAGATGGGTCGGTTGCTACGCAACAGCATTAACGGAGACTTAACCATTGATGACCGCCGTAATGGGCTATGGGAATCATGGGAAGGCAAGGGCGTAGCAGCAATGCCGTTTGAAGATGGAATAAAAGCAGTTATAGAAAACACAAGGAGAAAAAAATGAACCACTTAAAGAACACCTGGGAATGGTTGAAAGACCACTACACGATGCCTACACCGCTGGAGATGATTAACCACGAGTTGGTTGACGCGCAGCGCAGCAAGTTGCGTCACGAATCAGCACAGGAGTACCACGCAGCCATCGTTGCCTATAACTCCGCACGAATCAAACGCCTTGAGGCACGGCTTGCCAAACAGGAAACAGCAGAATGAGCCAGTACAAGATATGCGCCAAGTGCCTGGAGTCCAAGCCGCACGATGGTGGGGTGGATATGTCACCAGTCCGATGGATATGCCAGCACTGCTGGCTGTTAAGAAAATGAAGAGGCGAGACAGGGTGATAGAACTCATCACGGCCAAGGCCATGACGTCAGCGGAACTGTCCAAGGTAATCCACTGCGGACTGCGCGGGACTCAGATCATCATCACGAAGTTGCGCAAGGCTGGACTGATACACATACAGGCGTACAGGAGGCAGAGGGCTGGCATTGCAGCGATGTGGCGGTACGGGATAGGGGTAGATGCCACCAAGCCACCGCCAGTGCCTTGCGCGGAGAGATCACGCAAGTGCAGGGAGGGTCAGGGGGTAGAGGAACACGCCTTTGCTTTGGCCAGGCAGCGCGCTAAGAAGTGGAAGATCAAACGCGACCCGTTGGTGGCCGCGTTCTTTGGGAGTAATTGATGGAAGACTTAAAGAAAATCTCTAATCTATTGACAGAACTATCTCTTCTTGCTGATGAAGTTGAAGCCTCTACAGGAGAGACTCCAACTGCGCAAGAAGCAATAGATTGGGTTCAGGACTTTATTGATAAAGAGATCAGTACTCGTTCCAGTACTCATTCGCAAGAAGTCCACCGCCAATAGCACCACCCATTATTCCTGCAAGTGCTGGATCAACAAACCCAGCATGAGCCTTACCGCGAATGATTAAGTCACGGGCCTCTTCAGGAGTAATGTTCAAACGGTTTGCTGTCTTGCCAATTTGCTGAGACAGCAACTCAAGTTTTCCTGCGCCGATTGGAGATGTCACTCCAGTGGCTCCTGAACCAGCACCCCAAACAACGGCTTGGGCAGGAACTGCCTCAAGTCCCATTGGTGCTGCGACTTGGTCTTTCCACCAAGGTCCAAGAGAAACCATCTCAGGCACTGATGCGCTTGCAACTGGCATTACCTCTTTGCCTTTTTTAGTGGCAGCACCGCGCACATCAGGTAGGCCAACTAAACGTGACCAATGTGCATCACCAACCGGCCACTGAGTTTGGAACCCAGTCTCAGGGACTCCTGATGCCGCAATGTAACTCGGTACTTTCGCGGAACCCATGTCAAGCAACCCACCTTCTAAGTACTTCGACATTGGACCGCTTTGAGCCGTGCTGTGATATGGGTGACCCATCACGGCAGCCATGTCAGCAGGACCGCTTCCGGCCATGCCGCCATACTTTTGGAAGTCACCAAAACGACCTTCTTTTGATAGCCAGTTGGCGGCACTTCCTCGGTTCAATTCAGTCAGAACTTCGGAGCCTGGGGATGCCATACCAGTTAAGGTATTGAATCGTCCGTATTCAGCAACTGCTTTTTCAGGGCCATAGATGTCTACAAAACGCTGGAACAATGGGTCCATCGTGTACCAGGACGCCATGCCCTTGTACAGTTCAGGCTGCTGCTGTGCCTCTCCAATGATGTCCTGCATACGCTGAGTATTTCGCGGGTTCATCACCTCACCAGCGTGAGCAGCACCTTTAGGTTTTGCTGCTGTCTTAAACGGGATGTCCGTGATATTCCCTTGACGCGTCCCCTGCTGAGAGATATTCCAAAGGTCTTCACGGCTTACACCAAACAATTGCTTTAGGAGTGGGTCTTCAGCAGCAACACGTCCAGCAGCCTCTGAGACAAGTTCCTTGGGATTCTTATAAATGTCAGGGAACGCCATGCGCTGTGGGCGCATTACTGTTTGGCTTTTCTTTGTAATGTTGGCTGCTTTACCTGTGGCTCCAAGCATTCCGAGCAGCGGTGCTGCCTTACCAGTTGGCAATGCGCTTGCGATTAAACCTGGCAAATAAGCCATCTCCGCGCCTTGGCGTACAGCAGCAGTATTTGGGTCTAAAACGCTGCCATCCATCTCATCAGGAGCAGTACCAAGCAATCCACCTAAAGCGCCATAAACAGTCGGATATTCCGAACGCAAATATGAATCTTGCGGACGAGCCAACATTTGTGTCTCAAGAAGATTGCGTTTTTTTGTAGCCATGTCTGTACCTTTTATTACGGCTGGAGTCTTCCAGCACCGATCTGAGTAACCGCACCAGGCGCGCCAACTGCTACCTTGTAAGATAAACGCTTAATGGTGTCTTGCAACGCAGCCATTGCGCTCTCATCCACCAACGCATTACGAACAAGTTTAGGGTCTTGAGAAACAAGAATTCTTGCGATTTGATCTGACTGTGCGTCTGTCAAGTTTCCAGTGTTCTGCCCCACCAACTTACGCAGGACTCGGTATCCCGACATGACGTTACCGCTAAGTGCGCTTGTTACCTCTTCAGGGGAGATGTTCATCCCGATGCGCTGACCTTGTTGTAGGTTTGCTGCCGTAGGAGAGCCGCCAAGAATGCCGGTGGCTGCACGTTGAGAGCCAGCGGCCACGTTGACAGAGCCAAGCAAGTTGTCCAACTGATCTTGAGGGAATACATTGCGCAGAATCTGACCCTCTTTAAGGTTCTCATCGGCAAACCGCCCCATCATGCTCTTACGTGAGCCTGTGGCCATCCGAGTGCGCGTTGCGTCCATTAAGCCTGACCGATACGCTTGCTTTGCGGCAGGAGACATTGACTCGAACTCAACAGCGACCTCGTCCGCGCTCTTGGTGAACGCCTTGCGTCCCTCTTGGAACGCGTCACGCGCAGACCGTGTCTGTGCAGCCGTCTGTCTAGCACCAGCCAACGCCTTGGATGACTGGTCAAGGGAGTTGCGCAACTGTAACTCAACGTCCTTGAGGGCAGAACCAACACCACCAGCACCTTGGGAGAACGCCTTATTTGCCTCGTCCTGAATACCGCGACGGACAATCTCCATATCCTCAATGTTGGGGGTTCGGCTGTACTCAATGTTTCCGTCCTTGAACGTGAAGAACGGAGCCTTGCCTGTTGTGGCTCGGTACAGTTCATTGATCTTACTTGCGGCCTGTGGAGCGCGTTGCAGGGCCGCTGAGAAGGCGTCAAGCATTGGCTTGTCAACTACACCGCCTTGCTCAAACGCAGCGTTGTACATGGCGTTCTCTGCGACCTTAATGTCTTCCTCGTTCATCTTGTACTGGCGCAGGATATTCTTATCTCCTGTAGGAGCCAATCCAGCGCGCATCTGCTTCATAGCCTCATCACGCATGATGTTGGGGCGAGTAGTGAGTGCCTTGCCTATGGTTGATGATGCAGGGCCACCCTTTGTGTACATTGCACGAACCATTGACTGCAAGGTGGCGTTCTCTGCCATGATCTCGCCCTTGGCGACCCTGTCCACAATCTCGTCAGTAGTAAGCCCTGACTCTGTGGCCAATCGCTGAATCTCTGTCTCAACAGCCTTTGCGCCGCGGCCACCAATGGCACGTCTTGTAAAGTCAATGAGTTTATTGGCCACTGCGCCACCGCCAGTGAGAACCGTAGTCCCGACTGGGCCAGCGACTGCTCCAACTGCCATTCCTGTTGGAATACGCGCTGATCTTTCAAAGAAGTCACCCTCGCCGGTTGCAAACCCTGTTGCGCCACCTTGTAAGGCTCCAACACCTGCGGCACGTAGAAGAAGCGCAGGAAGTGCGACTGGGGCAGCAGCACCACCCGTTAAGGTTGTGGCTGCAATTGCAGGTAGTACTGCGCCGCCAGCCTCATACGCGAGTGCCTCATAAGGGCTTGCCTCTCTGTACGCCTTTAACTTTGATCTGATGTCTGCAACTGCCGCATCGTAAGGTACACCGGCCAAAGATTGAAGGTAAGCCTCCATCTCATCAGCACTACCAAACGTAATACCCTGCGCTAAAGAACGAAGTCTTTGGCTTGGAGCCTCACCCTGCGGTGCTTGTGGTGCTGGTGCTAAAGCAGCCTGAACTGCCTGTAGTTTTTGCAGTGGGATGGCGTTGTTATTCCCCGCCTTGAGTGCTTGCAACTCCTCAACGGTGAAGGTATCAAGAACCTGTTGCAGATCGTTTGCCATTATGGTGTCTTCCGTTTGATTGCTGCGTCGATAGCATTACCAATATTAAGGTCGCTACTAAGGTTAACTTGTGACGTATAAGGCATTACTTGGAACAATGGAGCAACCTCATCAAATCCTTTAATTTTTGATGCATTTGCATAAATAAACTCATGTTCTTTTATGCGTTGATTTGCAAGTTTCTGCATTGCCGCCATACCAGTACGAAGTTCTGATGCAAGCATTGTCTGATCTCCTGCTGCAACACGTTTAATCAAGGCACGTTCATTTTCAGTAATAGCACCCTGACCTTTCATTCCAGCCGCAGCAGTCAACTCAGACTGAGCAAGACCTTGAACAACTTGACGTGTGTTTTGCAGCGTCTGCTCAGCATCAGGTCCAGCAATTTTTAACTGTTTGGCAACACGTAGCATTGAAGTTCTGTAATCAGCGGCTGGTCCAAGAACAGCAGTGTCTAGGGCTGGTGCAATCATGTCAATGTTGCGTAGTGTGTCATTGGCTGAATTCGCGGCTTCTGTGGCCTGTTGCAATCTGTTTGCTCCGGCAGTACCAGCACCAGTTGCAAAACTGCTTGGTCCAGGTGGTAACTTCACTTCAGTTTTAGGTGCAAGTTGAGAACGATACTGTCCTAATGCAGCCGTACCTGCTTCTCCAGTTCCACCAAGTTGGCGTCCTTGCAGGTATTCAACTGCACGGATGTCAGGTGGCATAGCCTCATAGGGTTGTGCGTCACTAACAACTCTGCGCTGTCCTTGCTTGTTGTACTGGACAACAACAGGCTTATTCCCAATCATCAGGTTCTGTGGGTTGCCATACTCTTGTGATGCAGCAATTACGTCAGTCATTGCTTTCCCAAGTTGATCTCTTGGTAGACTCAACATCAACGCCTTTTGCGCTTGACTCAAATTGGCAAATGGATTGTCTTGTGGTTGTCCACCTTGAGCAATCTGTAATGGCTGAATCTGTGCAGGAGTTGGAAGTTGTCCAACCATATTGGCACGAGCCACTGTAGGACCTGCTGGCATATTTGGTACTGATAGTGCTTGGTTAGACGTTATAGGCATTCCAGCAACTGGGCTTGCAGCAACTGGCGCTCCACCAGTCATGTCGCCCATAAGCATTTTCTGCATATTTGAAAGCATCTCATTTGAACGCTTGTACTCATCCAACTTTTGCTTAGTAGTGATGTTGGCAATGGCTCCTGTCTGCGCTTGCTGGTAACCTTGCTGCCCAGCACCGTAAGCCTCACCCAAAGCCTGGCCAAGTCCGATTGGGACTGCGCTTGGACCTGATGACTTCAATAGGGACGCGGCCAACGCCATAACTCCCTGCTGATTCATCCTTGCGCGTTGTTCAGGCGTCAAGTACTCATCAAGCCCCATGTCGCCACCGCCAAACATATTGGAGCCGAGAAGACCACCAAAATCAAATGCTGCCATGATTCACCTCAACCTAAAAGACCAAGAAGACCGCCGATGCCAGCACCAACTGGTCCAAACATTTGGCCACCAGCCAATGCACCGCCCAAGGCCCCTGATGCCACGTTTTTGGAGTAAGGGGTAGTGGTAGACATACCAAGGTTCGGAATGTTGCCACCAAGTGCTGCGGTAGTCACACCCAACTTCTCTGTGCCGATGTTGCGTAAGGCATCCAACTGTTGCTGTAGCAACTGCTGACGCGCACCGCCCAAGTTCATCACGTTCTGACCGCCTTGGATGTTCTGCGCCCTAGCGTACTGAGCCAAGTTTGCAGCCTGACCATAATTTTGAGAACGCATATTTGCTGACAGGTCAGCGGCTTGCTTGAGAGCGGCAGCGTTAGTAAGAGCGGCCTGTACGCCTTGACGTGAACCACCAAACGCCTTGGCGCCTGTGGCTGCCTGACGATCCCTGAGATCGGCCATCTGACGGCTTGTCTCAACGTCTCCAAGGCTGCGGTTGATTACGTCCTCTTGGTACGGGTTCATGAAGGCGTTGATGTCTTCCCCACTAAACGGGGTCAGGGACTGGTTAACGACCTGCTGCTCACCAGCCATGTACATTGGATTGAAGTCAGCAAACTGCCGCACTGGGAGTGCGCCGGCGACTGACTTAGCCTGGTTCAAGTTCTCAAGGTACGCAGCCTTTAACTGCGGGTCGATGGCTTGGGTTGAAGTTGTGGAACCGCCTTTTGACATATTCGTATCTCCTTATCCTTCGAGCAAACCGCGAAGTTTGCCCTTTGAAATTTTTCCTGCATTGATGGCGTTCATCAACTCGATTCCGTACTTGCCAACGGACTTTGCGTTGATAACAAACTCGCCGTTTTTCAGACCCGCGTAGCCGTCATCAGGACCCATTGGGTTTGGACCACGTAGTCTATTCATTGTGACCTTGCCGCCTTTGTAGTAACCACCATCACCACCATCGCCACCACCGAATCCACCGCCAAATGCTCCTGATGAACCAGCATCTCCTCCTGATGGACTGCTATAACCTCCACCACCTTCATACCCACCACCATATCCTGGACCCTGTCCTGGGGCAGAACTTGTTCCACCAGCGGAAACTGCTGATCCACCATAGCCACTCATGCCGCCACTAGGAGCAGAAACACCGCTACCACCGCCACTAGATTCGGCAGCACTAGGTGCGCTGCTGTATCCACCGCCTGATGATTGCTGACCTTGCGCTGTCGCTGGGTCAATACCCATAGGGTTTGCTGCAACACCAGCACCTGTCATACCTGTAACACCATACCCACCTTGGCTTGTAGAAGTTCCATATCCAGCACCACCAAAAGTTGATGGATTACTTGGAGGCGCGCCAAACATCTCTCCTGATGTATATCCCGCTATTGCATCGCTTAGTGCTTGAGCAGATGCTTTACCAGCATTTTCTACTTGACCTGGATTCATTTGTTGTGCTATTGCTTGCGCTACAAATCCAAGAGGTAATGCACCACCAAGAATGTTTCCATACATATCAAGAAAACCGTACAGTCCGCTACCATTTATTGAATTAGACATTGGACTCATATTTGGGCTATAACCATCTCCAGTTGGAGCATCGCCACGTCCACGCTCATTAGAATTTGGATTATTTAATCTTTGTAATCTAAGAATTTCATCGTAGTAACTTGAAGGTGTATCCAATACGGAAGATGGAACAGAGGAATTAAATCCTCCTGTGTAAGAGTACCCAGGATTCATGGATTGACGCATACGCATCAACTCCATGATCTGCGCGTATTTGTTGCTGTCAGCAACTGGACTTTGTGTTTGACCGCCACCTAAACTCATGATAATTCCTTGCTTAAAATGAACCATCTCGGTTCGTAACCCTCATCCTTTAAGAATGTCTTCTGCCAACCCTGACGGCCGGCAAGAGATACTCGCGTGCAACCCAACTGCTTGCCCCAAGACTCGATGTATGGTCGCATCATCTTGAGTTCATCTAGGTCGCCGCCAGCAAGGAAGAAGTGCAAGTCCTTGATTCGCGGGTAGACAATGATCTCAGTAACCACTGCGGATTTAGTGCCAGGCCAAAATTGAAACCTGTTACTTGCCACACCCTCCGCAATGTCCTCAATAGTGTGTGTCCCTCCTGAGTATTCTAAAGCCGCTTCGATGTGTTTGCGCAGTGACCAAAACTCCTCCATCAGCGTTTCCCTGCGGTTGTCGTCTCCAACCGCATCACCCCGACGCGCCAGTCTTCTAGCACATCTCCTGTGACCTTCATCTTGACAGACCGTCCTGAGAACCTGGCGTCGGTAGGAGCGTTGGCCGAGAACGGTCCGTAGGTGGACTCTGCCGAGGTTGGGTACATCCTTGCCGTGAAGGAAATCGCCACCTCGCCAAGCGTCTGCTCGTCGGGGATGACAGACCTGACGGACATAATGTTCTCGCCTGTCCCAATCTCAATCGGACCTGACTGCGCGTAGGGGTTGACAGAGTCGTAGGTGAATCCAACCTCATGCTCGTAGATGTAGGAATCTGCGCTGACCATCATGGGGTTCTTGAATACTCCCCTGTCAGTGCCAGCCGTGCGAGCCATAGTCCCAATAGCCCAGTGACCCTCACGGTAGTTGTAGGTCACGTAGGAATCGTTCTCATTGGAGGAACTTGACGGGTAGAACCAGGTGATCTCGCCAAACATACTGTTGTGGACGGCGTAGACCTTTGACGCTTGGTTGTAGTTGATGTTGTTGAAGACATAGTCAGAGACGTCGCAGTTCATTGGCTTGACGTAGCCGTCGTACTGCCAAAAGCCCGACTTTGACATCCACATCGCGGCAGTGTCGATAGCCGCAATTGACTGGGAAGAGATGACCCCGCAGCCCGATCCAGCCTTCTCAAACGAGTAGACGTATGGCAAGCCGATGTAGTTCGCCGTGTGGACGTCAACGTCAGTAAATAATAAGTTTATTCCGCGCACTCGCTTGCCAGCCTTGAGAGCGCCAACTGTGGCAAGTTCAAAGTCTCCAGCCTGATTAGTTGACGCAGCAGTCCATTGCGTGTTGTCTTCTTGGTCACACCAAGATACTTTGCGTCCATTCCCACCGGCTCCCAGTGCGAAGATGATGCGCTCTGATGTCACCAACAGGGCGGCGCAATTTGTTGGCGCGTTGGTGATTGCTGCCGCAACAGTTGGCGTCACAAAGCCCAACTGCCACTCGTAGAGTTTCCCGTCCGTGTCGCTGCACGCGACAAGGTACTCGCCCCATGTGTCCATGCTCCATGTCGTTGCTGGAGCCACAGAGCCGACGTCAGGACGCGCAACGCCGTAAGAGAACGATCCGTAGGTGTTGTATCCGTAACCAGTGCCGCTGACGGCATCAGCGCGGCCAGCCGTAAAGCCTGTCGGGGTAATGTCCTTGATGACTGAATTCTCGTCCATCACGTAGAGTTTGGACTGCGTACCAGCAGCCACGTACCGGCCACCGCTGTTTGATCTCCACGCCAGCAAACCTCGGCACAATCCACTAAGTTGAGTTGTTGACTTCTTACGCCAGCCACCGATAGGGCGCAGGGTGTTTTCGTACCAGCGAACTAGGTTCGAGTCGTACCAACGTCCCGCAGCCTGGTACTCAGTACCATTACGGTAAACGCCTGGGGGGATTTTGAGTGGTATGAGTGCCATGACGAGATTATGCTGTTTCTGTGGACAAATTGGAGACGAATAACATTGTTGCCACCACGGACGCTGTGGATGGTCTAGTCGGTGAAGTCCCCGCCGGATAAGCCTGAATTGATACGTTTGTGCTATTTGTTGACCATACCATTTGGATATAGTCGTTGGCGTTTAACTTTAAGGGGTAGTTCCACCCAACAATTGCGTGGTAGAACTCTGTTGCGTTCTTTCTTGCCTCAAGCCCAACCAAGCCAGTCGATCCAACAATATCAGTACCATTTTGACGCAGCCAAATGCTCATATCCTGAATGGTGTTTCCTATATTTTCAACTTGGACGCTGAACTGTAGGTTGTAAAGCCCAGGCTGCGCAACGGTGATCTTTGTCGTATCAACCACAGTCACCCCATTACTAAAGTCTGTAGTGTTTAGTTTTAATAGAGTCGCTGTGTTGGCTGTCGCCGTCTGATCTGTGGTGTCCTCAAATGCACCGTAAGGCACATTGATGTATCTGCCACCCCTTGGCCCGAACAACGCGGCAATGATGCCTGTGACGCGCTGGAAGTAGTTTCCCATGTTGGATAGTGTCTGACTGAAGTATCTCTGCTCGTACTCAGTACCAGGCGTACCAGTGTTGGGTACTGCCGGTGTCGTGATCTGACCTGTGTAGTTTGTGGCCATTACGCAAACTGACGTGTGCCAGCCTTGTCAATAATCAGCGCAGACTTGCGCGGTGTGGCCATGACGGTGTTCGGGATGCTGATATGCGTCCAGCGATCAAACTCACGGATCACTTGGTCGTAGCCAATGTCAGAGGCGATGATGTAGCGCACCACCTCGTCTGGTGTCATGCCTGGTACTCGGATGTCAGCAGCGCACCCGCGACGGTGCTGGCTGGTGTCCTTGCTGCCCACTGCGTCGTTGACGGCCTTGCTGCGAAAGGCAGAGTTCACCATGATAGGTTTACCACCTAGTGTGTATTTGACTTGCTCCAGCACCAGCGCCAGACGGGTTAGGTTGGCAATCTCATCGGAGTTTGGGGTGTTATCCAGCTCACGGTGGTCTGTGTGCGTTAGCTCTTCGAGGGTGAAGTTGTTGGTCAAGTTCATTTAGTGCTCATCTTCATGTCAGCAAGTTTTTCCACGGTGCGACCACCAAAGTATGCCAAAAATATAATCTGCCCCCATTGACCAAGTAGGTTAACGTAAGATTCTTGAGCGTTGTAGCCAAAGGCGCTCATCATGGTGAACAGGAAGAACGCAATAAAAATGGCAATTAGGGCCAACGGACGGATGTTTTTTGATAACCAAGAATCAGACGACATATCAGCCGTCCACCGTGCTGTAGTGTTTTCCTGTTCAGCCTTAAACATTTCAGTCTCGTTGGCCATCTTTGCCAGTTCACCGCTTTGCGCAAGTGTGGCCAACTCAAGTTGGGCTTTTGCCTTTGCCTCGGGGTCAGGGATCAGTTTATCGATTAACTTACCGCCAACTGCCAATAGTCCTGTAATGTCAAACATCATTTTCCTTTCAGTTCAATAATTCCCCAGCCCACCAACGCAAAGATGGCCGCAGCCACCAGTATGCATAAACCCATCGTGATGACCTCGTCGATCTCTTCCTTGCGATTCTTGGCCGCGTTAGCGTCAAGTATCTCCTGCGTCTTGCGCTTCTGCACAATCGAATTGCGCTCCTGCACAATCTGCTGCCATAACGCTGACTGACCCTGATTGATAAAGTGCCACTTCAGTTCCTCCTCGGCCTTGTTCAGTTCATGCAGTTGCATGACGGTTGACATGGCCTGGCTGGTGGCTGAACTGTATTTCTTCTTTGGGTCTTTTACCGCTTCCTTTGCAACAACGTCTTTGGCGTCGAAGAACTTCATCACGTCACCCGTGATGCCCTGGATGTCCTTGCCCATCTTGATGGCAGCCTGGATGCCTTTGATAGCACCCTGCGCCAATGCGAATGCGCTAATGGGGTCTAACATTCTTGACCTCCAGCACCCACCGGCAGACTCTACCGTCCTTATCTAAAAACTCGTTTGCTCCGTACTTTTCGCTGGGCAGCACGACTCGGCACACCAACACGATTCTTGTCTCAGTGTTGGGCCATTGAATCTGTGCGGAGGCAATTGCATCGATCACTTGAATCCGTGGTTCTTTGCAAAGTCAAATATAAGGTAGGCCAGCCCAGCCAACGCAGCCCACACCAAGCCGCCCAAGGTCTTCTCAATGATGGCCTGGCGTAACTTGATTGACTGCTCCTGCTTGTGGATGGCCAGTTTGACCCAACGCACCTCATCGTCAGATAAGTTGGACGATGCCTTAATTGCCGCAGCAATGTCGGCGATTAGTTCGGCGCGTTCGGATTGGTTCATGGTTAGTTGCTTTCAGGCCATGCAGCCGAGACAGCCATCAGTGCTGGTACATCAGCGGCGGCAGCAATGGCAGCCAGCAGCCTATCGCACTCAGTGAGAACTGCGGCTCGGTAGGTGACTGTTGCAGCAGGGATGTCTACATTGCGCTCTGCCTTACGGATAACCATCCAGTCCGTTGCGGACAGGAGTTGGTTGGCTGTGACCTTTGTCTGCGCCAGGTGCTGGCTTTTCATGCCCTTCTGCACATAAGACTCGCCACCACCTTCAGGGGTAACTGTGATGTCTTCCAATTGCTTTGGATTGTCAACACCCCAGTAGTAGCGGTCATCGTACCAAGGAGCGTCAGCCACCTCTGTGATGCCAATGGCAGCACGCTCCGCTTGGCTGGCTAGTCGTAGCCAGTTAGAGGGATATTGCGTGTCGTTGTAAGTGAAAGGGCTGTCAATGCCCAATGGTGTTCCGTTTAGTAAAAACATAATGTTTCCTTGTATCAGCGGGCGTTAGCAAATTTAAATGGGTTTTCGGCAAAGCAAGCGTAAATGTATGTGTCTCCGCTTCCATTCCAAGTTATGTTTGATGTTTTAACTTTAAATCCATTTGAAAGAATATCTAAAGCAGGGACAACATCTGCTGCTTCGGCATTTGAAGAATTTGGGGATAAATAACTATCAGCAGAATTGTATGGATTTCTTGATGTGTCATGCAATTGCCAACTCTGTGCTGCTGATGTTCTTTTAATCAACACAAAACGAGGTCTAAACCCAAGGTACACAAAAGGCCCATCAGCACTTCCATTGCCTGTGTAACTGCCAAAGGCTGAATACCCTGCTACTGGTGCGAAGCAGTAGGTGACTTGCGTCACGCCCGAAGCGTTAAGACCGCCAACGCCGCTACCAATTGAAAACACTGTGGAAGTTGGTGCTGTATTGTTAAAATAGGTGTTTGTTGTTGCTGCGTTTGTTAACTCTAGGAACAAACCTTTTGTTGCTCCAATAGACTGGTGGTAAACAAACCAATCACCCGATGCAGACCGCTGCTTTGTAATGTACATTGCAGGAGCAACACCAAGACCATGCCCTATTGTTGCGTTGGCATTAGTTCCTGTCCATGTGCAAACACTGAACCCTGCCGATACATTAGCACTGACTTGCGAGGTTATTGAGCCAGCAGTGTTGGAGACGGCAGCACCACCAGCCTTCCATTGCCAGCCCACATAAGTTGCTGCACTTTGATTTGTTCCAGTGTTTGTTCCAAGTGTAAAGCCGTTTGAATTAAATGCTGTCAATGTTTGTGTTCCAGTGGATTCAGCAGAAGTTGAATCAGAATACAACTCTTTTAATGCGCCCCTAACCGAATCAAACAAGTAATGGTTATAGGCAACGCTGCGTCCTTTTGCCCATACAAAATCAGGCTGAAACGAAACGCCATTAACTGCGTTGCTAATTGATGCAGATGCCCCTGTGCCTGTATAAGTCGTAGCCGCCATCGCCACTCGACCATCAGGAATTGCGTATGTTGTTGCCATATTCTTTATAGGTTAAAAGTGTTGAGGGCTAGGTAGCCTGTGGGGGGTGTGTAGGAAAAAGGACGTTGCCCAAAGTTAACATTAACCGTTTGGCTACCTGATGCACCATATACATCAACTATTGCAAATAG